TATTACAGTAAGTAATTCTGGTTCTGGATATGATGAGGGAACATATACTGATGTTCCATTTATTGGTGGTACTGGTGACGGTGGTACTGCAGAGATTGATGTTGTTGGTTTTGATGGTACTATTTTAAATATTGGTGCAAATTATAATCAAGGACAATACACAGGTATTCCTTTAACGGGAGGCAACGGAAACGGTGCTACTTGCGAATTTACAGTTCCAGAACTACAAGGTGGCATTACAGATGCTGGTTCTGGATATCCAGTTGGTAACTATAGTAACGTCCCAACAACCACTAGTGGTTCTGGTTCAAATGCAACCCTGAATATCACTGTATCAGGTACTACTAATATTGTTGGTAGTGTTGCCAATAGTGGTAGTGGTTATACTCAAGGATTATATGCTCAGGTTGATGTATATAACGTTGCTACACAGACATATACAGTAGCTGCTATTCCCAATCCTGGGGTTACACCTCCAAACGAGATTTACACCATAAATGGTACAAACAAACCTGTACTGACTCTTGAGATTGGCAATACATATAGATTTGATCTTTCTGACGTAAGTTTATCTACTCATCCATTTTACTTCCATGGTGCAACTTCTTTAGATGCTCTTCCAGATACGTTTACTGTAGTTCCGTTCGGTCTTGCTGGTCAAGCAGGAGCATTTGTTGATCTTGTTATTCACGATACCGCATCAGCACAAACAATTGGATATGAATGTGCTGCTCACTCTGGAATGGGTAACGCTATTAGTGTTGTTTCTGGCACACTAGGAAGTTCTGGTAGAGGATCTACTGCTAATGTTACTGTAGATTCTAACGGTAATGTAACAGATGTAACATTTACTCAAGTTGGTGAAGGTCACTCTGCAGGAGATACTCTAAGATTTGTCGATGATCAGATTGGAGGAGGTTCTGGAGCAACATATGCAATTACAGGAGTTACCTATACTAGTACAGTTACTGCTGCTACGGTTGGATTACCAGGACAAGATTACTCGGCAAACGACACTCTTGGTATTGATAACACTTTCTTTGGTGGTCTTGGTTCTGGATTTGAGTTTACAGTAACATCAAATCCTGGAAAAATTACTGAATTTGATATTTCTGCATATGGATCGGGATATCAAGCAGGAGACTTACTGGCTTTACCAGCTGGAATTACTGGTATAACCACTAAACTTGGTGGAACAGTCTCTGGTGTCAATACAACACTGGTTGCTGGCAGCGCACAGATTACAGTTGCCGATACATCAGCATTATCAGTTGGAATGAATATTTTCAACTCCGCTGGAGATATTGGTCAGGTTCAACAGGGTACAAGTATCAAATCTATTGATAGTGCAACAACATTAACCATGGGTTTGGGATTGGGTGCTGATGCTCCTCCAGATGCTGCTGGTGCTGCTTCATTAGTATTCACTTCGCCAAACCCAACACATATTGTTGTAGCTTCTCTTGCTGGTATTTCTCTTGGAGATATTGTACAGCAAACGGGAGGTGCTGGTGTTCTTGCTCCTGACACAACTGTTTCATCTATTGATGAAGCAAATCTAACAGTTATTTTAAATAACACTCCAACAACTCCTGGTGCAGCAACTCTATCATTTACTCCATCATTTGGTGTCGGTACTACTGCGTTCTCTTACAGAGTTGATGTATTAGGTGCTGTAAAACAAGTACAAGTTACTAATGGTGGTAATGGATATTCAGCTACAGATGTTCTTACAGTATCCCCAACAGATCTTGTACAACCTATCAATAAAACTGCAAAGTGGTATGGAATTCAAACCCTAACTTTACAGGGAACAGTATCTTCTTCTGCGATTAGTGTAGGAGATAGTATCAAGAAAAGAGATGGTGCTGTTGTTCAAGTAAATATTCTATCTGGTACTTCAGTTCTAGCTGCAGCAAATCAAACATATAATACTGTTGCTGTTACTGGAGGATCTGGTAGTGGACTGACAGTACAAGTTCTTCGTGCTGGAGATGGTTCTCCCAGTGTTGTTGTTGACGGTCAGGGTTCTGATTATGTCCAAGGAGAAACTGTAACTGTTGCTGGTAACTTGATTGGTGGTTCTTCTCCTGCCGATGATATTTCACTGGAAGTTGTTAGTACCACCACATTTGATACACATGATGTTGTAGGTGTAAATTCTTCTGGTGGTAACATCGTTTCACTTGCTGTTGCAAACCTAACTCAAGGAATTGATACTGATTTTCTTGGAGCGGATGCTATTGTTGTAGGTGGTAATGTTTATACTGTTTTTACAGCAACCACAACGGCAACTGATTACAGAATCTTTATTGATGATGTATTTGCACCAGATCTAACTCTTTATGTTGGATCTACATATTCATTTGATCTTAGTGGACAAGGTAATCCAAACCACACATTTGCATTATCTGCATTTGAGGGAGGAAATAAAGCACCATCATTCTACGATGGATATAGTGTAACTCTCGATGATACTACTGCAGTTGTTTCCGTATCTAGCACAACTAATTTGGCAGTAGGGATGCTAGTCACTGCTAGTGGTGATGGAACTATCACTACAGGGACAAAAATTCTATCAGTCGATAGTCTGACACAAATTACACTAGATCAACTACCATCTGGTCCTGGTACTGCGCTACTAACATTCACTGGTTCTGAATATACCGATGGTGTTGTTAGAGAAAATAATACATTAACAATCAAAATAACTGACAGCACTCCTAATCTATATTATTATGATGAGGGTGCAACTGGTCTTACATCTGGTTTCAATTTTGACACGGCAGCAGTATTAACAGTAAGTGCCAATAACCCCAAAACATTTGGTAGTGGACTACAAATTACTGTCGATAAAGTAGAGAGCAGTGATATTATTAAGAGTGATGTAGACACTGGTGATGTTTCAGCTGAAACATTTACTGCTACTACTAACATTACAACTTTAGATGCTACTGTAACTCAGACACTAACTGCTCCAGATATTGATGGAACTGCTATTACTGCAGAAACTATCGATAGTGCTTCTTCTTTAACAGTAACCACAGCATCATCATTCTATATCTCATCAAATATTGATGTTTTTGATCCTAACACACAGTTATCAACTCTATCAATTACTCTAGCAGATGGCAATCTGTCTACCCAAGGACAACTAAAAACACTTAGTGACCTTAATGTTAATGATCAAATCCAGATTGAAACTAACGAAATTCGTAGTTTAGGAAGTAATGATCTTCTACTTGTTCCTTCTCCTGGAAGAATTGCTAACTTTAATACAGATAGTGCTCTACAAATTCCCGTTGGTGATACTAATGCTAGACCACCATCAAACCAATTGTCAGATGGTCAAATTAGATTTAACACTGACACACAACAATATGAAGGATATAATGCAACGAACTCTGCATGGTCATCTCTTGGTGGCGTAAGAGATTTAGATGGCAATACTTATATCAAGGCAGAAGCTTCTGTTGGTGCAAATGATAATACTCTATGGTTTATTAATGATGGTATTAATACACTCAAGGTAACTAATGAATACCTAGAGTTTGTAAATTGCAAGAAGATTTCTTCTTCCAATACTATTGCTCCTGCATATACAGAATGGAATGCTAACACACCTGTAACTCTAGGTCAATATCTCAAATATAAGAACAATTTGTTTGAGGTAACCCTTGCTGGTTCAACTGCAACATCTGGTTCTGAACCAACTGATACTTCTGGAAATGCATTTGTAAACGGAACTTGCGAACTTACTTTCTGGGGTCTTGCAGTAAGTACATTAACATTTGAAGAAATCTCTGAGGTAAGAGTAGCACCTCTTGGTGGAACACCATTAATTGTTAATGGTGAATTGAGATTTGCTGATAACATTATTTCTACAGATATAAATGATTTGCTAATCAGACCAAACTCTGGCAAAAAAGTTACAATTGATACAAACACATCGCTAACAATTCCTGTTGGCGCTGATGGTGATAGAGGAGCAGCAATTCAGGGTGCAATTAGATTTAATACTACCTCCACACAGTTTGAAGGATATGATGGAACTAACTGGGGATCTCTTGGTGGAGTTAAAGACGTTGATCAAAATACTTATATTATTCCTGAATCTGCACCTGGAGCAAACGAGAATACATTATTCTTCTACAACGACAACGTAAAAACTTTAGAAGTAACACCAATCTCCCTAGACTTCTATGGTATTGATACCATTAGATCTATGACCAGTAACGAGTTTGAAGTTACTGCTTCTCTGGTTACATGGGATAATGCTACTAGCACTCTAGACAATACTTCTGCTACAACTACATTCTTACATACAACAAAACAGTATTTTGACTTAGGTCTTTCTGCTGGACTAGTTGTTGATCCTGTATTGAGATTAGATAATCAAGGAGATGTTTATCTTAATATTGGTTTTGGATCAGGAACATTTGATGGTGTTAAAATCTTTGATGGTGATCTTAAAGAATTTGAACTTGCTGATACCAAGATTCTATCAGAGAGAATTACCCTAACAAAAGGCACTGTTAATAATGGAAGTAGTGATCTTTATGATATTGCTCTAGCAGTTGGATGTAAAACAACTGTTACTTGTTATGATGTGACCACTGGTGAGAAAGAGTTTATTGAATTTGGTATCACTGATGATGGTACAGATGTATTCCATAGCGAGTATGGCAATTTGAGAACAGATTATCAATTGATCATTCCAACCTTTGAATTGACTGGATCAAATGTGGTCAGACTAAATATTGAAATAGGAGCTGCAGTGCCTACAACACATCAGGTCATCACTACTATCGTCTCAAACATCACTAAGAAATAAATATGGCAACTACAAAAGAAAAGTTTGATTCAACTGGTGGATATTCTGTCGATAAAACAGTTGTACTTGATGAACTCAGAAATGCAAAAGACCTTAATAGTCTAGAACTTAAAAACTCTGAATTTACTGATAGTAAAGTATCTCATTTTATTTTAAGAGGGGTCAATACTGCAGTATTAGAATTAGATAATGTAGGAACGCAAATTACTATTGACAATAATACTTTGAATTTTGTTACTGGACATGTTGTTGGAGTAAATCCACAAGGAACAGTATATTCTGCAAAATTAGAGACAGTATTATTCTGTGATAATGTTGGCGCGGTGTCTGTTCTCTCTACTATGAGAACCGTTATCAAAGATGATATTCCTACAGGACAGTCTTGGTCGATTGACCCATTAGGAGCGACTAACCGTTTTAGTTACACTACTACAAGAGCAGGAACCACTAACACAATTAAGTGGGTTGTCTCCACTCAAGTTATTAGTATTGCATGGGCTTGATGCTAAATATAACTTAGGGAAAGTAGGCGGAGCTAGCTAGCACCATGAGTTTTAATATCAATTCTGATAAAGAGTTTGTAAGGGGTTCAAAACCCCAACTTATCGGTGATAATGAACTTACCATTAGGGGTGGTACAGGATCTCTCGAAAGAGAAGTCCTAAGAACACAACTTGATGCTGATACGGGTTTGCCTCGTGTTGGTATTAACAGAACGGGTAATCGTGTTAACAATATCGAACTAACTAATGACGGTGTTGGATATGTTAACCCACCAACAGTTACTATCGATCCACCAGGAACTCCAGGTGGTGTTCAAGCTCTAGCATCTGCATTTATTTTTAATGGCAGAGTTACCAGTATTGCAATTAATAATCCTGGTGGTGGATACACAACTGCTCCCACAGTTACTTTTACAGGTGGTGGTGGCGCTGGTGCAGCTGCTACTGCTGTCCTTGATACTGTTGACTTTGAACTTGATATCAACGGTGCTATTAGAACTTCCACGTCTATCATTTCTGACACGGCGAGAGTTTTAAACCTTGATATTGATAACTTTGTTACTCCTGACCTAAACTTAAGAGGTCCAAATCTTAAGACATACATGAATGGTTCGGGTACATTATACCCGACTGAAGCAGATATTTTCCAAAAAGACGAGTATGTATACTTTGGTACTAATGTCTATCAAGCACTAAACCAGGGTGAAGCAACAGCAGTACCTCCAACACATACTGATGGCGTTGTCAGGAATGGAGAAGTTGACTTTAAGCACATCGGTTTCCGTGCTGATGATCCTACAGAATTCCGTTACGGAGACACAGGAGAAGCAGGTGTCTTCCCTCGTTCAATTACTCCACTACTTGGCGATAGATCTGATGCTATTGCTACCACAGAATACGTCCTCAACCTAGCAACGAATGACGTTGGTGGTCGTATCTATGTTTCCGAACAAATTGGTTCTGACTTGAACGATGGTCGTTCAGCAGTTAACCCTGTTCGTACAATTAAAAAAGCGGCACAGTTAGCTTGGGCAACTCCTGGTGTAAAAGAGACACTTATTGTCTCTGGTGGAGACTATCTAGAAGATAACCCAATCTCTCTACCACCAGATTGTTCAGTTGTTGGTGATAACCTACGTCTAGTAATTATCAGACCTAGGAATCCTGGCAAACATATTATGAAATTCGGTGACAAAAACTATGTCATCGGTGTAACATATAGAGACCAGATTGATGCAAATGGAGATTCCGTTGCAACATGGGACTTTGCTATGGTCTTCGATGACAAGCAACGTGTCATCCTTGACTATGAAGTTAATGGAGACTTTGGAGTTGAGTTCCCAATTGGTCACCAAATCTTTGGTCCTGATCAGTTTAGATTAGGATTCCAGCAGAATGGTGGTGGATCAGCATTACAAGTAGGTAGTCAAGTTGTTGGTGTTAACCAGGGTGCTGTTGCAGAAGTTATTGGCGTCACATTTGATACTACAACAGGTGCTAGCGCATATCTTAATGGTAGTGTAGATGTCAGAGCGACCAGTGGTTCTATTGTAGAAGGTGAACAATTTAGATATATTACTAACATTTCTACAAATGCATCACTTGCACTTACAATTACAGAGACTACTGGTGCAAACTCTTTCAGAACTACATCTGATCCGACAGGAATAATCTCACCTGGAGATTACATTTATCTAGATGATACTGATGATTCTAGTTTTACTCAAGGATATTTCCAAGTATTCCAGATTGATCCAGAGCAAGGACCTCCTACAACGTATTGGGATGTTACAGTAATTCCTGTTTTTGGATCGACTGGATGGGATTCTGCAGTATCAGAGACAATCAATATTAATGCGGCAACTGCTACATTCTTCACGTTTGACTCAATCTCTCTAAAATCAATTAGAGCAGAAGGTGAGGTTGTTAGTGTAGATGAAGATGTTACTAACACATTACCAATTCAAAGACTAGACTTCTCTCTGCAAGGAACATTTACAGAGGGATTCCAGAGTGATCAGTTTGGTAATGCAGAAGACCTTGGTGGTATTGTATTCTATACCAACGAATTAGTTGGTAGATCTAACATTCATGATTTTAAAGAAGGTCAAGAAATTACTATTACTGGATTGCCAACAACAAATCCAGACCTGTCTTTCCTTAATGGTAAACAGAGAATTTATAAAGTTCTAGAAGATGCTGATGGTAGAGCAAGAAGATTTGTAATTCCAAAGAAAGCGCCAGGAATTAATGATGCGAATTTTGACCCAGGACAGTTTGCTACAGTTAGCACATATTCTAGAAGTGTAACACTATCTTTACTTAACTCTCCAAACAAATTCCCAATTTCTACACCTGTAGAAAGAAGATTCCAAGATGCTTGTGTATTCCTTCGCAACAATAGAGACTTTATCGCAGATGAAGTTGTAGGAATTATTAATGATGAATTTAAGAGAGACTACTATTCTGTATATAATGTAACTGGTAATGATTTTGACATTTATCTAGGTCCACTAGATCACGTCAATAACTACATTAGTGGAGGTACTGTAACATTTGGTGGTAACGTTTATAACGTCACATCTTTTGTTTATGATACAGGAAATACAGGAGTTGCTACTGTAACAACATCTATAGCAATTCCTAGTTTAGCAGAAGATGATACAGTTCAATTAGCAGGACTTCTTATTGAATGTGAAGCTGGTCAGAAAGTATATCCAGCATATAGTTCTCCAGACAGCACTGGAAATAATGGTGATAATCAGTGCCGTCAAGACGTTGTTCACTTTATCAACGCTCTCGTCAGAGACCTTGAGTTTGGATCAAACCACAACGTAATTGAAGCAGCGCAGAAGTATATTGTTGATGGCAAAGTTACTTACATCGAAGATGAAATTATTCAAAATGTAAGAGCGATTGAATATGCTAGAGAGCTAGCAATTTACTGTATGAGAAATTGGAGGATTGGTAATGGAACTCCATCTGATACAATCTATGCTCCTAGATATTCTAGTATCACTAGATATTTTGACAATAGCGTAATTACTTCTACTGCTGGAGATCCTGCTTGTGCAGATGTCAAGGCAGCAATTGATACTCTATCATTCCTCTGGGTAGATGTCATCACAAATAATACTAATGGTACGTATCTAGATGCTGCATATTTAATTGCTAGAAACAGAGATCTTATTGCAGATCAAGCACTTATCAATACTGAAGTACAATATCCTGCACTAAATCTTAGCGATATTCATCAGAGAAAGTGTCGTCGTGATATCAATATCGTTCTAGGTGGTCTAATTAGAGACTTAGCTATTGGTGGCAACCACGGTATTGTAAGTAATGCAGAAGCATATTTCACTGGTGCTGCACTAACTGGTATCGATGCAGCTCAGTTACCTGCAACTCTCTACGCATATGAACAGGTTCGTGATCTTTGTATTCATGCGATGCGTAATTGGACCGATGGTCTGAATGATTACGTTACTCCAGTTGGTGCTGTCTACAACGCCGCTACGGGAGAACTGAATTTTACTTATCCTGTAGGTTCTGGTGGAGTTCCTCAAGTTGGCGATAGAGTTGCATTCACAGAAGAAGCTATGACCTTTAGCTGTACTGTGAATAATGTACAAGGAAATCACCCAAGTCCTCTTAGATTTGATTCTAACTATGGTAATAGTTATCCAATTACTGCAGTTTCTGGAACATCATTTGTTCAAGTAACAGTTAACGTTGGTGATGCTGGTAGTGCTTCTGGTGAGCAACATACCTTCGTTAGTGCTGCAACTAATGGAACTGTTATTATCCATAATCCAGTATCAACAACATCTCCAATCCCACAGTTTGATGATTGGAATGTTTTAACAGACCCTGCTGCTGGTGCAGATTGTGCAACTGTAGAGGCAAGTATCACAACTGCATTTAGCACCTTTGAAGATATTTTAGATGGAACTTCTGCTCCTGGTGTAATTACCCAAACTTTTGGAACTTTATATGATACTGCTTCTATCATCACATATCCAGATAGTTTTGTTACTGATCTGGATAATCGCCGCATGGCAATCCGTGGTGACTATGATGATTTCCCAATTATCGAAGCATCACCATACACTCAGAACTCTTCTGTTATCTCCTTCCTAGGTGGTAGTGGTGCTCTGGTTGATGGTTCTAAAGTCAAGCAACCAAACTGTCCTTTCCCTGGTCTAGAACTAGACGGTTCTGCATCCTTCCCCAACCAGGGTAAGTCGATGGTTGCATCTGCATTCACCATCGTCTCCTTTGGTGGTACAGGATACAAGGTTATCGAAGATGGTTATACTCAGTTGGTTTCGGTCTTCGTTATCTTCTGTGCTGATGGTGTTCTTGCTGAAAGTGGCGGTTACTGCTCTATTACCAACTCTGCTACAAACTTCGGTATCTACGCTCTCCGTGGTATTGGATTTAGAAGAGAAGCATATACATTTGACGTTGGTACTATTTCTAATGTATCTGCTACACCAACTGGTAGAGCAATTCTAACAGTTGATGGTTTAGGTAGAGAACCACTAGAGCATTATGTTGTAAAAATTGATGGTATCAGCAATACAAATCCTGATATTGAATACTTCATCGATGCTGTTGGTGCAGTTGGTGCTGGTCCACCGTTCTCTGCACAGTTGACAATTGACGATGGTCAAGGTCAAGCTATGAGTCTTACTGATGATGCAACTGGAAATCCAATTTCTACAGGTGCATTACTTGGTAAGACTATCAGATTACATAGACCATCTATCGTCAACTCCTCTTCGCACACCTGGGAATTTGCAGGTTCAGGTACTAACTACCTAGCACTACCAGAAAACGGTGGTACTAAAGTTCTCGCTAATGAGCAAGTATCTCAAGATTATGGTCGTGTTTATTGTTCTGGTACTGACGAACTTGGAGACTTCAAGGTTGGTACATTTGCACAAATCGAAAACAGAACTGGTGCTATTACCTTCACAGGTACGGTTACTATCTCTGAAGTTGAATTCTTGAAACTGAAGGGTGGCGACGTTGTTGTTACAGGTTTCTCTGCTGATAATACTCTTGGTGGTGCTGGAACTAGTAACTCTGTTCTACCTACTCAAAAGGCAGTTAGAGATTACATCACTAACAACCTCGGTCCATACATCAACAAACCATACTCCACGAACGCTGTTCCTAGAGCACTGGTTGAACTTACTGACTCTGGTAAGATTTCAATTGACCAGATCCCAGCACTAAGACCATTTGAAGTCTACACTGTTGCAAATCAAGCAGAGCGACTTGCTATTGAGGGCGCACTTGCTGGTGACATCGCGATTCAATCTGATACTACAACATCATTCATTCTAAACAACGATTTAGATAGTCTATTTACTGCGTTTGTTCCTGACCCAACAGTACAATTTACTATTGGTGATATCTTCACTGGTAGTGGAACTGGTGGTCGTATTCAGGCAACAGAATATAGACAGGGTGTTGTATATCAGTTGAACATCACAGGCGGTGGTAGTGGTTATACTCAACCACCTACAGTTACAATCTCTGGTACTCTACAGCAAGGTGGTGTAGAAGCAAGAGCAGAAACCACTATCGCTAATGGTGAAGTTGTAACACTATCTCTAGTTCTTTATGATGGATTCTTAGGTGGTAAAGGATATACTTCTGCTCCTACAGTTACAATTGCTGCACCTGCAGGATCTGGTACACAAGCAACTGCTAGTGCTCTGATTGAGAGTAGACTCTATGGATCTGTTGTAAACAGAATCCTTATTGAAGATACCGATACTATTGAGTCTAGTGACATCCCTGCTGTTACTATGAATATTACTAGAGTTGTAAATACATCATCTAGTAATAACAATAACTGGGTATCTCTATCTTCTAACCAGATTGCTGCATCTGATATCACATCTGGTGTTATTGAGACTGACAGACTTGCATCAGGTGGTGCTGCAAACTCCTTTACATTCTTACGTGGAGACCAGAACTTTGCACTTGCAGTTCAATCACTCAAGGGTGCTGAAGTTAGATACTTCGACAAACTGTATAGTACAGCAAGTTCTGGATCAAACTCTCTGATTTTTGAAACAAACGCAGATGTCCTTATTGGTCATGAAGTTGTTGCAAACGTTTCTGGTATTCAGGCAAACACTAATATCACGGGTGTTATTACTGCTGCTGGTTTAACGACAGTTTCTCTAAACAACCCACTTACGCAAACAATTAACGCTGGATCTATTATTGCATTCGAGCGTGGTGCGTCTCCTATGATCTTTGAGTCTTCATATACTCAAGGTAATTTTGTTGATGATATTATTATCTCCAACGGCGGTCTTGGATTTACTGATGGTCAGTTCTTTGATGTTGAAATTAGTGGTGGTACTGGAACAGGATTAAAAGCTAATATTGTTGTTTCTGGTAATGCAGTTACTGACATCACCGTTACCGATGGCGGTACTGGATATAATTCAGACTTTACTGTAGTCTCACCTCCTCCTGTAATTGGTTCTGGATCTGGTCTAGTTTTAGAAGTCAAAATCTCTACTGTCAATAGACAATACGCTAACGTTTCTGTTGACGTTCAGAGAGTTACTGATCTAACTATTTCTTCCGACCTTTACGGTACAATTGGTGTTTCTAGATTCAAGAAAGATCAATTTAATATTGGTACTGCTGGAAATGGTTCTATCGAAATTAAGACTGGTTCTGGATCTGGACTAGATGCTGACCTTCTAGATGGTAAGCAAGGTGGTTTCTATCAGGATGCTGCAAGTCTTACCAGTGGAACGTTGAGTCCAGATAGATTATCTGGTACATATAACATCAGCGTTTCTGGTACTTCTGGTAACACCCTACGTCTCTTAACTGGTACTAATAACCCAACATCAAACGCAGCACCAAGTTTCTTCGTTGAAGGTTTTGTTGCTAACACTATCAACAACTCTGCTGATGGTCTAAATGATGGCGGCACACAGCACCTTGTTCTAACTGTTAGAAACAAAGGTCAAGGTCTAACTGCTGAAGGTGGTGTAAGACAAGTTGCATTTACAGATAATGATAACATGTACCTTCGTGGTTCTGGAACTGGCGTTGCTGCGTTTGGTTCTTGGGCGAAGATGTGGACATCTCTAAATGATGGTCCTGGTTCAGGAATGGATGCTGATAGACTTGATAACAGACAAGGTGTTTGGTATCAAAATGCATACAACCTCAATAAAGGAGTTCTATCTGAAAGAGTTTTACCAAGATTTATTGGTGCTACTAATTACAGAGATTCATTATCAATTAAGAGTTACAACGGAGATCTTGTACTTAAAGTCTATATCAGTGGACAAGTATTGAATACATCACCGTTCACTCCTGGTAGTTTGATCAAGTTCTATGATAACCAGTCTCAGGCAGCGGGTGACTTACAGGTTGATAACTTAATTATTAATGATGATACTGCAGATAACTTTAATGATTATACAATTATTATTGGTCGTCTAACTTCTGGTACGATTGCCACGGTTGCTAATGCAATTCAAATTGGTACAGCATCAAACAAAGTTAACTTTGATGAATTTAGTCTAGAAGATTCTAATACATTTGAAGTTGCTACGTTAGAAAGTGATTCTGGTACTGCAAACCTTAGACTTGGTAGATCAGATGGTCAAGCAACATCACCTGCTATCTACTTCACCAGCGCACAGTTATCACCTTCTAACTACAACGCTGCTATCATCGCTACTGGTGGTAATGCAACTGATGGTTCGGGTACATTAAATGCACTCGTAGCAAATGCTGATGGATTTAATATTAACGGTAACGTTATCTGGAATGCTGGAAACATTCAGTTCCAGTCTGCAAATATTGCTAATACTGGTGTCAAGCGTGATGCTAACGGCGACTTTGCTGCAGGAACAATTACTGCAAATCTTGTAGGTTCTTCTTCACTAAACGTCCTGAAGGCAGGCGATACCATGACTGGTTCGCTAACTATCACAGGTGGTGGATCTAACTTTAGCGTCAGTGGAACAGCAAGTATGCTTTCTACTGCTAGTGTTGCTGACGATTTTGCTGTAGATTCAGATACATTATTCGTTGATGCATCTCAGGATGGTGTTGGTATCAACGTTGGTACAACACTTACTGCTGGTGTTGGTCTTGATGTTCTTGGTGGATCAATTGCTGCTCTAAGACTAAGTGGTCCTGCTAACCCAACTGGTCATCAATTATTGATTGATGGTTCCAGAAACTCTTATTATGATGATCCTAACCACGCGATGATGTTCATCACGTCTGGAGCAGTGGCAAGTACACATCCTGGCGAAGGCGCACACTGGATCTTTAACGGTAGAGCATCTGATAGAGATTTCATCTTCCGCAGTAACTCTAATAACAAGATGTCTATTAGAGGTAATGGTGGAGTTGTTGTTGAGAATAGTGGAACAAATAATGGTCTTGACGTTGACAATCAGATTCTTGGTAGAGAGGGTCTACAACTTGGTGTTGGTTCTGGCAACGCTGGTCAAGGAATCACTTTCTATGGTGCTAACTCTTACAGAAATGCTAGGGTTTCCCAGAACGAAATTGCTAACAACTTGTTCACCTTACAAGGTTCAACCGCAAATGGCGGAACTACATGGAATGGTACACCAGCAGTTGCTGTCAATCTAAGCAACAATAGAGTTGCTGTTAATACAACTGCATTTAGTGGTGTTGATCCAGAGAACAATCAGAATAGAGATTATATCTTAAATATCCAGGGAGATATGAACCTTAATGGTACATTCTTCCAGAACAATTCTGAGTTTGTTACCTCACGTTGGACAGAAGCAAATACTTCTATTTTAACCAGCAATAAGGACATTTATAGACTATCTGCTGTTGGTATCAACCAAGCAAATCCAGATTACGCACTGGATGTCAACGGTGATGCAAATGTTAGAGGAGTATTTAGAATCAACGGAGCTCCACAGCACCTAGATACTTACGGTATCGTTAAGAGTAATCCTAACGTACTAGATGAGGACATCACTGTTCCAGCAAATACAAACGCATTTATGTGCGGTGATATTACTATTGCTAATAATAGAACAATTACAGTTGGTTCTACTAGCACGTTCGTTGTTATCTAAATATATAAAGGAAAAACCACCATATAGGGTAAGAAATGGCTTCTAAAATTAGAGTTGACAATATTACAAACCTGGCAGGTAGTGGTGCCCTAGAAATTGAGATCGGCGCAAATATCGCTGGTGATATCAATTTCACTGGTAACCTACTAAAGAATGGTCAACCATTCGCATCTCTGCCAGAACAGGGTCCAGAAACTGCTGGTTCTCAGTTGTTCTCTGATGGTCAGACTGCCTTCTGGGCATCACCGACAAGCGGTGCTGGTGTTAGTAACCCAGCAAATACAGATGACATGCCTGCTGGTGGTGGTAGAACTGGTGGTATTAACCTACAAAACCCATCAGTTCCTGCTAGTGGATATTTACCATTCTCTGGTCAAGGATCTTGGATCGATAATAATGGTAATACCTATAATATTACAATCGGTTCTGAATTTAAATACAGAAGCATTTTTACACATGGTTTCATGTGTGGTGGATATCGTGGTTCTAATCCATGGAGAACTGTTAATCAAACATTCCACGCAACAGACGTTACTATCTGCCGTGGTGACCAGTTAGACAGAGCAGCAACATACGTTGATGGTAACTTTGGTGACTACAACGGTTATGTTTATGGTGGTAATAACACCTGGGGTTCCAACTCTCCACACACCTCTTCCATTAACCTACACACAGGAACAGGTAGAACTGCTGGTTCATCTCCTGACTACAACCACTCTGACGGATACAGCACTACACCAGATTCTATCGGTGCATCTTGGGACCTTTATGCATCTTGTGATGACCCTGGTGCAGTATCTGGTCAGACAACCCAGAGAGGATATGTCACTGGTGGTGCTGACCTAGGTTCCCAGTCTTGGAACAGACTAAACTTTATGTCCGAACTGGTGTCAAGAGTTAGTGGTGGTCACTCTAATAACCACGCATCTGCTACTGAAGGAGAACTTCGTGGATATTCATTTGGAGATACAAGTAACTCAAAATATATTGAATTCTCTACTGAGTCTACTGGTAACTGGTCTACTACCAACATCGGTGGTGATGGATGGAAAAAGTCACTATCTACTAAGTGGAATCATGGATATCATGGTAACGGTGGTAACGTAACCCAGCAGTGGATGAAGTTTACCCACAATACAGGAGCATTTATCTCAACCTTTAACCAGAATGACGTTGCTTCTGGTGAGGAGAACATGGAAATGGGTCAGGATTGGGGTTACATGGTTGGTAACTACTCTGGTTCTGGTGGTTCTGGTAACGCACGTCAGAACAATAGAACCATGAAGTTCTTCCATGCAACTGATGCTATGTCGATGTGTGGATTTAAGACTGAACCAAAAGGACACCAAGGACAATCTTCTGGTACATGCCATAGTGCTGCATTTACTGTAACTGCTACAAGATATCAGTGATGAAAAAATCAAATTTTATTCAAGAAAAAGAATACGAACTTCAGTGGAAAGAACGTACTCCATTTAGACTGCCATCTCATATGGTAGAAGATGGAGAATTTATTCGTCCAGATAAGTCTTATGAGCGTCAACACCCTCTAGAAATTGAAGTAAAAAAATATATCAAAGATAAGAATGATATTCAGCAGGGTGATGTTTTAATGGGCATTACTGAAGAAGATCTTAGAGACATGCAGTTAGAACAGCATGAAACAACGTATTTAAATTGTTTTAATTTCTTCAGTATCTCTGTTGTCAGAATGAAGAGAGACGTATTTGAAACTCTCAAGTCTGGACTCAAGAGATATATTGAGTTTACTGAAAAAGAACTACATGATGGTATTAACTATCAAGGTGAAGTTAGATCATACTCTAAAGACTACGAAGGTGTGATGAATGATGATGGCAAAATTGAATATGCCAAAGTCAAAAATCCCATGACACAGGCAAAGATTGATAATGCACTTTCATTCATGAAGAAGATGGCAGTTCTAGTTGTCGAAAGAGAATTTGAACTTCGTTTTAAAAATTTCAAAAATTGCCATGATGTAGAGCAAGAGTCTTGGGCATATCAAGTTCCTGAAGCAAAAGAACTTCTTAAAAATCCAGAAGCGTCTACACCATTCTTAAATATTTTATCGATCACTAGAGGTATTGATAAAACGATTCTTGCGAAAAAGGTCATTAAGAACCACGATAAATATGTAGTAGATTACGCCGCTCTCCTCGGCAAATATCACGCAATTAAATCTCAATTTAAACACTGTGATAATATGTGGGATATGAATATCCTATATGAGGACTATCTAAATGTTGGTATGCCATTCTCTCAAGCAGAGAAAATGGGGCGATGTGATGAAAACTATATTCGTACTGATGGAGTTGATATAAAGTATGGAACCTTCGGATTCTAATATTCTTGCTAAAAGAGAAGATCTGAGTATCGCGACAAAAGAAACTGTAAGTAACGACCAAATTCTCGATGCTGCTATCAATTTACAGCAAGGTCAGACTCGTTATCAAAACAATACTTTTGTAGTTGGTTCTCAGGTTACACCATATAAAAAAGTTCAACAAGCTTTGTTGGAACTTGAAACTAGAAATCATGGATTTACAGAGTTGCAATATAAGCAAAGACTCTGTACCAATAACAGAAAAGTTATTGAGAGAGCATTAAGAGTAGAGAAAGAGAGAAAAGAACCAGACGAACTGGAAATTGAAAGACTCGAAATTGAGCTAGAGAAAGCACTTTATGATGAAGGTATTTACGAAAGAAAATACATTACTTATAAAAGAGAGATTGACGAATTCTGTGACATGGTGCGAGAGCACATGGAAGATGGTCAAAATATTGAGCACTATCGAGTAACTAATGAATATGAGGATCGTAAGTATTGGATCAGTCGTATGGCAAAACAAGCAGCGGTTGATGTCCATGCTATTGGTCGCTTAGGCAGTGGTAATTTAGATGCAATTCTTAATATGCCTAAAGATGATCAGCTGTTAACTATCAAAGGTGCAGTAGAACATGCTACACTGTTAACTGCTGGTGTTGAACGAATGCAACAGCAGTTACTTCCTGAAGTCCGTAATATTATGGAACAGGAGTATGATAAACTAGACTTGCCCATGCTACTGGGACAAGAACTTTCAAATGAACCTATGATGCTACCCGAGGCGACACAACAAAATGAGCAACCAACCAAACTCCGTATTCAGTCTTCCCGTAAACCCAAAATTTGATAAGATTTTTGTTGACTCAGTTTTGATACCTTGGTTGACAAAATATAAACCTTATATTAGAGACCTGTATTTTACATGCAGGATGCCACCATTTGAACAAGACGCTATGGGAGATGTCTTTAATGGTGACACCAGACAACTGGTCTTTAATGCTATTGTTATTGCTAGAGAGACTGAGATTCCTCTGTCTGCAACATTCAATAACATCTACATTAGACCAGATCTAGAAAACCTAGACTTGTTTGTTCATAACTTCCGTCCATTATATGAGATGGGAATTAAGATTGCTACAATCCCACACACTAGTTGGGTAGCTACTGGTATCCTGCAAAAAGAATTTCCAGAATTGAAGATTAAAAATACAATTCTGAGAAACGTAACTAAAGCAAATGAGATTGTATCTCTTGCTAAGGCAGGGTTTCACTACATCAATTTGGACAGAGATCTGATGCGTGATAGAAATGCACTCTTAGAAATTAAGAGAGCGAAAGAATATTGTGCTGAGATTGGTAAACCAGTAGAGATTTCTCTCCTTGCTAATGAGGGATGTTGGGGTGGTTGTTCTATGATGGATGAGCACTATCATTTTAATAATACTAGAGGAGACCAATCCCCTCAGTATTTCATGGATCCTATCAGCACAAACTCATGTGCTAAGTGGGATATTGAGGATAGTTCTTCTGCACTAAAAGCAGCTAACTTGCCACCATGGCGTGAAGACTGGGATGAGTTTGTAGATCTTGGTATCGATGTATTTAAAATGCATGGCAGAGAAAATGCTATGCGATTCAAAGAGACCATGGATATCGTTGAGCGTTGGGTAAAAGGTGACGAACTTTTATTCCCTGAGTTTGACGAATATGTAGAAGATCTAGCAGTCAAAGATGCTCCTATTAATATCTGGAGAGAAAAGATCAAAACTTGTAAGTTTGATTGTTGGGACTGCCATTATTGTGAAGCAGTAGTGGAGTCACATCTCAAGAAAAAAGGAGAATCTGATGATGTAGAAGAGTATACCCAACGTACTCTGGATGCTATTGATAATGCACTTGTAGGAAAGTCCAACTTTACTCAAGAAAAATATAGTGCTAGAGGTTTAAGTTCTCCAAGAGTACGACATTTGTTGAACAACCTGTGTTCTCATGATGATGCTGTATACCTAGAGATGGGTACTTACATGGGCAGTACGTTCTTTGCTGCTATGATGGGGAATCCAATTCCATGTTTTGGTGTGGATGATTTTTCTGATCCAGAATGCAAACCTATGTCTAGTCATGTTTATTGGACAGAAGTTGGCAATCCTCTAGAAGAATTCAAAGTTAACTTTGAGAAATATGAAAATGATAATACTACGTTCATCGGAACTAGTATTGTCGATCTAAAAGAAGAAGATTTTGAGGGCAAGAAACCAAACGTGGTATTCTATGATGCTGATCATGACTATGTTCAGCAACTCAATAATCTAAATCATATTACTCCTTTCCTAGCAGACAAGTTTATTTTGATTATTGATGATGCCAACTTTGACGGTGTGATTGATTCTGCTATTCAGTACATCAAAGAAAATAATTTTGATGTATGGTTTGAGAGAAAAATCCTCAGTGGGATTCCAGAAAATCCAAATCACTGGTGGAATGGTCTTTACGTTATGGTTCTCGAAAAAACAAATGAAGATTAAATCAAAGGAGAAAATCAAATCTCAAATTATGGATCTATTCGTAGTGCCGATTGGTCTCTACGAATATCCATATCACAGTGAATGGAAAAAAGTAGTATACGAAATTATTGAAAAATATAGTAATACTAAGTATGAGATGCCAGCAGATCAAGGTGGTATCCAACACTTTTTTAATTCATTTGATCAAGACATTTTTAGAAATGTAAAAGAACCCGAGTTTCAAGAAGCTCTTAGAGATTTTGAGTTGTTTACCAAAACATGTTTGAATTCCTTCTTTGTTGACACCTTTGGTAAAGCAGAATATAATGAGATGTTAATTACAAATAGTTGGATTAACGTTACACAAAAAGGAAATTGGTTAGACCAACACTTTCACGGTAATTGTATTCTTGCTTGTAATTATTTTGTAAATTTTACCGAGGAACATACTCCTCTGTCATTTTGCAATCCATTTAGACCTAACGGTACACACCCAGCATTTTCTATTAATACAGAAAATCACACACCATACTCAGTTCCCACAGTTGCAACAGATGCAAAAGAGGGAAATTTAATTGTTTGGCAGTCTGGTTTGTATCATGGGTTTAATCAAATAAAAAATGACATTAGTGAAGAACGAGTTACACTAGCTATGAATGCTTGTCCAGACATCGTTACTACAGGACCATATAGAATTAAGATAGGAGTTTGTGATGAAAGTAATTGATCCAAAGTTATTCGATGTTAATCACCCATCACACTGGGAGGTTGTTGAAAAACATATCGGCAAATCCAAGAACAAAATTGTTATTATCAAGAACTGGTTTGTAAATCCATACGAACTAAAACTATTTGCTAAGTCAGTAGATTATGTGGATACACTACAAGGTCAGGTAACAAATCTTCCTGGATACTTACATTTGATTTACAACTATCGAACTGCTCTGTATGGACCTGTAAGATATGCCTGCAATCAATATTTTAACGCTAGTCAAGATCTGATGAGATATCCAGAAGAGACTAGATTTTCTTTTCAGATGTATGATACAAATGAAAAGGTAAGATTCATGAGTCTGTATCCACATTCAGATTACACTAGGTATGCATCTGTGATGTCATTTAATGAACCAGATGATTATGATAGTGAAGTTACTAACGGAACTGCTTTCTGGAGATACAGAGATACTGGTGAAGAATATGTAACTTCTGAGAGAAACTATAGGACTGAAAGGATTGCTAATAAAGTTAGTTCTCTAACCACATTTGATCCATCACAAGTTAGACTCAAAGAATGGGAAAGATATCATGTTGAACCACATGAGTTCAATAGTATTATTTTCTACGAAGGAGCACTATGGCATAGTCCATATTTTGATGGTTCGGGATGGCGAACAAATAGGTTGACTTTTAACGCTTTTATTCGATAATAAATATTACACACACTATTACATGTGATAACTATGGATCCCACACAACTCAAGAAAAATTTTGAAGAGCAGATCGAGACCACTGATAAGCAGATTCGTGATCTCGAAGAAAACCTGACAAAGGCAAGAGAGTATAAGATTAAACTACAAGGTGGTCTTGAGACTCTAGGTCTTTTAGAAGATGCTCCACCAGAGGATGCACCAGCACCAGAAGCACCCGCTGAATAAATACTAAATCCCTTCTTCCTAAATAGGTAAGAAGGGATTTTTTGTGTGTAATGGCATCTCCAAATTCAAGAGCTGAACTCATCACATATTGTAAGAGGCAGCTTGGTGAGCCTGTCCTCCAAGTAAATATTGACGACGAACAGGTCAATAACGTTATTGATGATACGTATCAGTTCTTTCAAGAGAATTGTTATAACGGTATGGAAAGATGCTATCTTACACACTCACTGACTGCTGATGATATTACTAGATTCAAAGCAACAGTAACAACCAGTAATGGAAGTTCTGATTGGAAAGAAGCAACAAACTACATTCCTATCCCAGATCATGTCACTGGTATTAGTAAAGTATTTGGATTAGTTAGTAATTCAATTCGTTCTAATCTCTTTGGTGTTGAATATCAACTATATCTAAATGATCTATATGCATTTGGATCACTTGATATCCTCAATTATTTTATGACTAAACAATATCTAGAAACTCTAGATATGGTTCTGAACAACGGTTCGTTCCAACAGTTCAGATTCACAGCGCGTCGTGATCGTTTGTATCTTGACGTGGATGCTGACTTCCTTGCAGAAGATAAGTATCTGCTAATTGAAGCACACAGGATGATCGATCCTACAGATGCTACTGAGATGAATAATGATCCCTTTGTTAAAAAGTATGCTACTGCTCTTATGAAGAAGCAGTGGGGTATGAATCTAATTAAGTATAATAACGTCCAGTTACCTGGCGGTGTTACTCTTAATGGTAGAGAAATCTACACAGACGCACTTGCAGAGATCGATAAGATCGAATCTGAAGTTCTCAGCAAGTACGCAATCCCACCTATGGATATGATCGGATAAAATGCCTACCAGTCCCTATTTTCCAACATACTACCAAGGTCACAGTGGCGAACAAGGTCTCGTTCAGGATCTGGTGGACGAACAAATCAAGTTGTTTGGTACAGATGTATATTATATCCCTAGAATAGTTCTACAAGACAGCACACTGGATGAAGTTAGATACTCTAAGTATCAAGAGCAATTCCAGATTGAGATGCTCCTACAGAACGTCACGGGGTTTGGAGACAACGCAGAGTTCATCAGTAAGTTTGGTCTGAGAATTTCGGATGAGATTATCTTCCGTGTTTCTACAAGACGATGGGATGAAGAAGTAGCAGAGCACAGTCCCAACCTCACAGTAGATAGCAGACCTAATGAGGGAGATCTACTATATTTTCCACTGACAAAAGATATCTACGAAATTAAATTCGTTGGTAAAGAAGAACCATTTTTCCAGTTTGGCAAGATCCAATTCTATGCTATCACTGCTGAGATCTATGAGATTGGTAGCGATGACTTTGATACTGGTGTTGCAGAGATTGATGCAGTCGAACAACTCTTTGATAATTCCATCAAACTCTTCATGGATCCTGGTGGATCTGGAGACTTTACTGTAGGAGAAGAAGTTGTTGGTGATGAGTTCTTAGCAAAAGCAACTGCTGCTATTACAGGAGATGCTGTGACAGGTATTACAATCACAGATGGTGGATCGCATTATAAGGTTGCTACACCACCATCAGTAACTATCACAGGAGGCGGTGGAAGTGGTGCTACAGCGACTGCTACAGTTAGTAGCACAGGTATTGTTAACGGCATTACTATCACAAGTGGTGGTAGTGGGTACAATTCTGTACCTACTGTCACAATTGACTACTCACCCAAAGACAATAGAGCAGAAGTCAAGTCCTGGGATAGTGCTACAAGAGCACTCGAAGTCATCAACAGAACAGGAACCTTTACTACCGCTGAAGTAATTACTGGTCTAACATCAGGTGCTAAGTGGAGTCCTGAGACATTTGACACTCTAAATAATACGAACAGTAACTACGATCAGAATAGACAGATCGAAGATAGTGGAGATGAGATTATCGACTGGACAGAAGGTAATCCATTCGGTGAATTTGGAAATCAGACAGGTAGCTTCTAATGTTAGGATCACATTTTTACAATTCGATTGTTCGTAAGAACATTATTGCATTTGGTACTCTCTTCAATAATATTACGATGAAGAGTACAGATCCTAGTGATGGAACTGTTCTAGAAGAATCAAAAGTACCTTTAGCATACGGTCCAAAGCAAAAGTTTCTTGTTCGTTTAGAAGAAAATAATACGAACAGAAAAGTATCAATCACATTACCACGTCTCTATTTTGAGATGACAGGAATTGATTATGATTCTACCCGTAAGACATCACCAATTCAAAAATACAAGACGATCGTTGCTGATAATGGTAATGAGGTCAAGGTTCAATATGTTCCTGTTCCTTATAATCTAAGTTTTGAACTAGGAATTATTGCTAAGTCTCAGGATGATGCTCTACAAATTACTGAGCAAATCTTACCATATTTCCAACCATCATTCTCAGTGACTATTAATATGATCCCTGACATGAATGAGAAACGTGATGTTGCTATTGTCTTGAATAATATTAGTTATGAGGATCAGTGGGATGATAGTTTTTACGAACGTAGATATATCATTTACACTTTAAACTTCACCATGAAGAGTTATATCTACGGTCCTTACAGCACTTCTGATATCATTAAGAAGGCAATCATTCACGAAACTGTTGGTGATGCGGCAGTTAACCGTAGAACTATTACCAGAACATACACACCCAAAGCAGTTACAGATATCAACTCTGATGGTGTTATCGATGTAAACGATGATGCATTAGTTGATGCTGGTGATGACTTTGGATTTAATGAAGGAATTGAATTCTTATGAGTAGCCTAGAAGAAAACATGGAAGACATTCTCAACATTACTGCTGAGCCTGTTAGTGAACCATCTAAACCAGTTCCACCTAAGGTGGATGAGGAGGATCGTGAGAAGGATTATCGATATACCAGGGGTGAGTTATACAGTCTCATAGACAAGGGTCAGGAGGCGGTTAACGGTGCCTTAGAGGTCGCACAGGAGTCAGGGCACCCTAGAGCATATGAAGTCGCTGTAGCGGCGATGAAGCACGTTGCAGACATGACTGAGAAACTCCAAGACTTACATAAAAAGATGAAGGATCTTGACGAAGAAAAGAAAGGTCCATCTAAGGTTACCAACAACGCTATGTTTGTCGGTAGCACTGCGGAACTACAGAAGATGCTTAAAGAAATGGGTGGTGGTAAACGATAAATAAAAATAAAAGAGAACGATGAACGTAGTAAAACTATTGGGAGAGGCAACTGTCCTCACAACTACTGGTAAGAATATTGGCAACGGCACTAAAGTTCTTCTTCAGCACAACCATGCTGGTGGTAACGCTCACCTAGTTACACTCAAGAATGCTGGTGGTACAACACTAGGTAGTGTTTATGTTGCTCCACATCGTCCCATTATGATTGATAAAGAACCTACAGATACTCTAGAGACAGAGAATTCTGTTACTGATGTCTATGCTACTTCTGTAGCACACATGGGTTAATATAAATAATCTCGTAAACCCTCGTCGGTTGTCATGAGAGATTATAAAGAACTAAAAGAACTCTGTGAAGCAAAGCGTGGTCTCTACGACAATATCCACGCTAAACGAAAGAGAGGAGAAGCACCTGCGCGTCCTGGTAGTAAGGACTACCCCGCGAAAGATGCTTTCAAAAAGGCGGCGAGGACTGCCAAAGAAAGTTTTGAACTTACCACAGAAGCAGCCTGGACCCGAAAGGAAGGCAAGAAAAAGTCTGGAGGTCTTAACGAGAAGGGAAGGAAATCTTACGAGAGAGAAAATCCTGGAAGCGACCTTAAGGCACCATCAAAGAAGGTTGGAAATCCCCGTAGGGCATCCTTTTGCGCCCGAATGAAGGGCATGAAAAAGAAACTAACCTCTAAGAAAACTGCTAACGATAAGGATAGCAGAATCAACAAATCACTAAGAGCTTGGAATTGCTGACATAACATGTGAAAATATTGTTAAGAATGCGAATTCTTACCTAGTAAACCTATAATTAGTAAGTGAGTTTGATATGAACATGCGTCTAAACGACACTGATATC